ATTCACGGCCATAACAAACGCCGAACTAACCGACTTAGACTTTAGCGACTTAAACCACTTTAGCAACTCAAGTTCTATAATTGCAAGCTTCGGCTTTACGCAAGCGAACGGCTACAAATACGTTTTACCTTACGACACGGACGCCCTTTACAACGTGCGCCAAATTAAGCCCGCTATTTACGCGAAGACTTACTTTGACCGCATCTTTGCCAACGCGGGTTTCACGTACACTTGGGCAGACTTACAAAACGCTAGATTTGATAAGTTACTGATTCCTTACAACGGCGAAGAAAACCAAATAGACTGGACTGACTACAAGGTCGAAGCGCGCAACACGTACACCACTAGCAACACACAA